TGATAATGCTGGTAAATATGAACCGATTGTTGTTATAAAAAGAAACAATCAAAAACCATTAGTTTTAATTGATGCAGAATATTTTATGAGGTTACATAATGGACATTGAACAACATTATATTGACTTGTATAGGTCAATGCACGAAGATAAAAACACCTATCAAGGTGTTAGTTTATTTAAAGAAACCCCAAACATTGCGAATATTGTTTTGATAACAAATTCTCAAACAGTATTAGATTATGGTTGTGGAAAGGGTAGTCAATACACAGATTCACACCTTAACATCTTATTTCATATAAATGATGAAAACATCTATATGTACGACCCAGGCTTTCCAGAACACGAAAACATACCAGAGGATAAGTTTGACGGTGTTATATCAACAGATGTTTTAGAACATATACCAGAAGAGATAGTACCTAAAATACTTGATGAGATATACAGTAAGGCAAACAAATTTGTATATCTTGCGATTTGCACTAGACTTGCACAAGCAATACTACCAAACGGTGAAAATGCACATTGTACTGTAAAAGAACCAGATTGGTGGGAAAAACACATTATAAAATCCAATAAAAACAAGATTCATACCGAAGTTCATTGGTATGGAAACCACAATGATTACAGAAAATATAACATATCTTCGTAAGTCATTGATTTAATTCATATCTTTTTTTCATTTTTTTAACTTTTTTACTTGACATTGTTCTCAAAACAAGGTACAATAGATACATAAAGTCAAGAAAGAAAGGACAAAAAAATGGGTAAAAGAGTTAAATCTTCAAATAAAAAAACAATAAGTTTAAGACAGTATGCTGGTTTTGGTGGTGCAAGATTGAGTGTATTGACTGTAAGAAATCCAAAGACTAATTGGATGCAATCTGATAATTCTATGAATGTTGTTAATCTTAGTAAAACAGAGGCAAAAAAGTTAGCAAATGATTTGTTAGCGTGGGTTAATGATACAATAGAAGATGACCACGAGTGGCCTTCTTTACAAGTTCAAGAAGAAGTTTGGAACGAACAACAAAGAAGAAAACAAAGAAAATTAACAAAATAATTTAAAAAAAAGACTTGACATTGTTCTTAAAACAAAGTATAATAATAATATAATCAAGAAAGAAAGAGAGAAAAATATGGAAAAAAAAGATATATTTAATAGTCTAAAATTTGCAAAACGAATGAATGAATTTGTAGAGTATGTTTATGATTTTTATGGTAAAAATGGTATCTATGATATGGGTGCAACTAGAGATAATATCACTACTGCAACTATTGACTATGTTTCAAGTGATGATTCTTTACCATTTTATGGTGATAGTCTTGACAGAGAAAGAGTAAGAGATATTCTTACAAGTAAATTTAATTTGAAAGAGGTAAAATAATGGAAAAATGTTATAAAGTTTTAGATAAAAAAGGTCGGACTATGACACCTTGTGGTAATTGGTGGTATGACGAATGGAGCCCTAAATTTAATGCTCTATTTGATATAGATTTAAATCCAGATACATTTTATACTGATACTGTAAATAATGCATTTTGTGCCATAGAAGGTCAAAATAAAGGTTATTACGATATTGTAGAGTGTGAAGCTGATGGCAGAGGAGATGTTAAACCTACTGATAAAGAAACAAGATGTTATTACAATGGAGGCAAAATTGCAGTATAGAGTAGAAGTAAATTTAAACGGCCCAGACGGAAATGCATTTGCATTGATGAGTAAGGCAAAATATTTAGGAGTTAAATTAAATTTATCAAAAGATGAGATTGACACAATAGTCAAAGAAATGATGTCTGGAGATTATGATAATTTAGTAGAAGTTTTCAAAACAAACTTTGGTCAATTAGTTAGATTAGTTAAAATAGAAAATGGTGAGTTAGTAGAAACTTTAAATTAGGGTTGACAATATTAATTTTTATGGTAAGATGTAATTATGGAATGGAAAGAAATAAAAACAAATAAACAACTCGCTATTGAAAATCTTTCAGAGATTGTCAAGATGATGAATGAAAAAGTTAATAATACAGAAAAACACGGTATTAATGACTCTGGAGTAAGTTATCTTAAACATTATTCTGAAATGATTAAAAGTGAGATAGAAAGGTACAATTTTAAATTATGATTTTTTTTTATAATACACACGAAGATATCCCTAATCACATTGTAGACTATGTTATGAAGTGTGCAGATGTTTCGGATATTACAAAACTATCAATAACAGATATCAATGCTTTTTTAACAGGCATTGACCAATATGAAGCAGAAGTTACTAATCAATTAATGGAGGATATGTATGAAATTCAAACAAGTACATAAGTTTAATAAAAAGAAAAGATTTCCAGAGAAAAGATTGCCTGGTACTGCTGTTGCAGTAGAAAACGGTAATATTGATAAGGCAATCAGAAAACTTAAAAAGAAGTTACAAAAAGAAGATATGTTCAATGAACTTCGCAAAAGAGAGTTCTTTGAAACTAGAAGTGAAAGAAAAAGAAAAGAGAAGGCTGCGAGTACAAGAAGATGTATAAGAAAAATAGAAAAAGAAAAGATGTTAGAGGTCTAAAATGGTTTGGTTCTATCCTATTGTTGACAGGCTTATGTTTTACATCTTTTAATATCTATCCACTAAACCTATACTTTATGACCATTGGTAGTGTTGTATGGGTTAGTGTTGGATATTATTGGAAAGACGGTTCTATCATACTATTAAACTCTGTTGGGTTTATTATATCAGTTGTTGGTTTAATGAACTTTTGGACATAAATATTATTATGGAAAAGAAAAACGATAACATAATTACATTTCCTAAAAGATTTAAGGGTAAAAGAAAAGTGGTTAAGCCAGACAAAAATTTGTTAAGACTTAATGAAGATATGTCTTTTGCAGATACACTTACTGAAGCCTTGATAGTACAATTAGTACACGCTTTAGATGATAATGGATTGAAAGTTAATAACCCAACATTTATAAAAGATTTATCTTTTGTTATTGAATCAATCAAGAGCTCTATTTACAGAGATTTAGATATTAAACACGAAATGCAACCTTTAGTTGATAAGTTTATGGTTCAAGAAAAAGATAAAAAGGGTAATACTAACACAATATTTAAAATGGAATTGATACCTAAGTTTTTAAAAGCTTTGGACAAAAAAAAGAATAAATGATATTAGTTGATATGAATCAAGTTACAATTAGTAATTTGATGATACAGATAAAAGATGAACCTTTGAGTGAAGATTTGGTAAGGCATATGGTACTAAATTCTTTAAGGTCATATAAAACAAAATTCAGTAAAGATTTTGGTGAATTGGTGCTTTGTTATGATGACAGACATTGTTGGAGAAAAGATTACTTTCCATATTACAAACAAAATCGTAAAAAAGCAAGAAGTGAAAGTAGTTTAAATTGGAATGAACTATTTGATATACTAACTAAAATTCAAAATGAGTTAGAAGAAAATTTCCCATATAAAGTTTTAAAAATTGAAGGTGCAGAAGCTGATGATATTATTGCGATAATATCAAATAGGATTTCTTCTACACCAAATTTATATGAAGATATATTAATTATATCTGGAGATAAAGACTTCATACAATTACACGAAAAGAATAATGTAAAACAATATTCACCGACTTTGAAAAAATTTGTGGTTGATGACAACCCAGAACAATATAAGTTTGAACATATTATAAGAGGTGATAAAGGTGATGGTGTTCCAAATGTTTTATCACAAGATACTGTCTTTGTAGATGAATTAAGACAAAGACCTATAACGAAAAAGAAATTAACAGAATGGAAAGAGAATGGTATTCCAGAGGGTGAGATAAAAAGAAACTATCAAAGAAACAAAACATTGATAGACTTTGATAGTATACCAAATGAGTTGGGGGAACTTATATATAATATGTGGGTAAATAAAATTACTCAAAGTGATAGGAGTAAAATATTACCTTATTTTATGAAACATAGACTAAAAGAACTAACTGAAAAACTAGGAGATTTTTAATGGCATATGATGTTGTAAGACCTTTAATACACGAAGTATTAACAATGGTCAATAATGCAAAAGTAAAAGATAAAAAAATAGAAGTATTAAGAAAATACAGAAGTGATGGATTGAAAATGATTTTGAAATCTAGCTTTGACCCTAAGATTGTATGGAGATTACCAGACGGTGATGTACCATTTATTAAAAATGATGCACCAGCTGGAACTGAACATACAAGGTTAGAACAAGAAGCAAGTAAACTATTTCACTTTATAAGAGGTGGAAACGATAAATTAAAACAAGTTAAATGTGAAACTATGTTTGTCCAAATGTTAGAAGGATTACAAGAGGCTGAAGCAGAAGTTTTAATACTTGCAAAGGATAAGAGATTACATCAAAAATATAAAGGATTATCAAAACAAGTAGTACAAGAGGCATTTGATTGGGATGACAATTTTTTAAATGTTAAACACAAAGATTATAAAAAATCTGCATAGGGGTTGACATTTAATTAGAATATGTTATTATAATAACATATATTATTAACATTTAAATTTATAGGTATATTATGTTTTATTTTTTGATTGGATTTATATTCAGTATTCTTGCGGCTGGTGCTGTTGATGGTGACGCCTCTCTCACTACTCTTTCCATCCTCGCAGTCGCTGGGATTGGGTTTATGAGTCTTGGCACTTATATTATGAATAAGAAAGATGACCAAGAGAACTAAACCCAGAGTTGTAAGGGAACAAGTTGGATTACCAGACCGTTCCCTACAATTCAAAAACACAGAGGGGCACAGAGTGTTTTTTAAAGTTTTTATATCAATATTATCAACAGTTGTTATTATTGCTGGTATCAATAGACCAGACAGAACACCAAAAATGCAATATATGGAAATTGCACAATATGATAGATATATTGACGAACAAGAAATTACTTGTCTTGCAAAAAATATGTATTTTGAAGCTCGTAATGAGGGAACAGCTGGAGTTCTAGGTGTAACCAATGTAGTTTTAAATAGAGTAAAAAGTGAATTATATCCAAACACAATTTGTGGTGTTATAGAAGATGCTAAAATATCACAATGGTGGTTAAAAGAAAAAGGTTTAAAGAAACCCATTAAAAATATGTGTCAATTTAGTTGGTACTGTGATGGTAAATCAGATGAGATAAAAGATTACTACACATATAATCAACTGTTTACACTTGCAGAGGGTTTAGTTGCATCAAATTTCAAAACTTTGCTTGACATTACAGACGGTGCGTTGTATTATCACGCTGACTATGTTAAACCAAAATGGTCAAGAGATTTTGAAAAAACTGTTAAAATTGGTAGACATATTTTTTATAGAAGGAGATAATGTGAATATATTTTATACTAATGAAGACCCAAAGATTGCATCTTTGGAACATTGTGATAAACACGCTGTAAAAATGTGTGTAGAGTATGCACAACTATTATCTACTGCACATAGATTACTAGACGGAAAAGAATATGCTGGTAAATCTAAAACTGGTAGAAATGTAAAAAGATGGAAACACCCAACAGACTTTATGGAAGAAAACCTAATGTTGGCGTGTCATACTAAACACCCATCTGCAATATGGTGTAGAGAAACCAAAGGTAATTATTCTTGGTTATTACATTTACTAATGAATTTACTAAAAGAATATACATTTAGATATGGTAAGAAACACTCAGTAGAAAATAGATTACCATACTTAAATATTATACCAAAGAATATTAATCCAGATACTAGACTAACTGAGATGCCCCAATGTATGCCAGATTATTGCAAGATTCCTAATCAACCAATCGCAGCTTATAAGAACTACTATATAAAAGAGAAGACTAGATTTGCGACTTGGAAGAATAGGAGTATACCATTATGGTTTCAAGAAAAGGATATTGGGATATGATTAATGAACACATTGTAAAAGGTGACTTAGAATATTTAGAGAGTGAAGAAGTGAAAAAAAAGAGAGAAGAGTTAAAGAGAAACTGGTTAGGTAAAGATGAATTGTATCAGTTTGAGATTGCACAAATGCAAAAACAAATACACGATTTACAAATTAGAGTTAAGGAACTTATAGAAGAATTGGAGAGAAAAAATGGGTGAATTATTACTATTTTTTACTGGCTTCTTTTTTGGTATGTTTGTAATGCAAACAATAGATATGTTTACAATACTAAAAGAGTTTAAAGGTGAA